ATATATTTTGAGTCCAGAACTTCAATTCAATTCGAAATTCTGAATATATCGGTCATTGCGAACCTGCTCAAGTTTTACGTTAAGCTGTCATTGATTCGGTCTGCCAGTATCTAACGGTAACGGTTGTTGTTCGGTCCTGTGTGCTAATTCCACAGATCTCCTAAATAGACGACCCCTTTTCCGAAACGTTCTTACATCGATCCTGTGTGATAATTCCATAGTAGTTGGTGTAAGGGTAATAGGACAGTTTGTTAGCAAAGCTCCGTTCTCTACCTAAATTTGTTTTAGGAGAAAAGTTCGGTGTAGACTTCAAACTAACAATGTATTCACGTTCAGTGAGTATGCGTTCGAACTCGTCTCGAGCGAGTTCCAAAGGCAAATCTAAGTTGCCTTTACCACTTGATCCGAACCGCAACATTTTCCATTTGGAGAATGAGGCAGGCGGTACGAGTGGTGTTTTGAATCTGAATCGCTCGAGTGGTTTACCTCTCGAAATTCAGACACGTGGTTTTAAACGCATCGTGCCGAAGGACCCTAATTTGAAGGGTATGGCCATCGAATTTTATGAGATGGATCAGAGCATGTTATCGGATGTCTACAAAGGTCAACTTAAGAGTGACAAATTTGTAGAATTCAATAATTATATGACTCTGACTCATGCTGGTTCTAGAGATGAGAACGTTTATCCACTGGTGAACACATCTGCGTCTGCATGGACTAAGTTCAAAGCGGCGACTGTGCAATCTGGTAGGAAAGCGTCACACCTGTACAACTTGATGTTGACAGTTGTGCCCGCGGTTGCTTCAAATACACCCGGGAAACTTCATATTTCATTCCATGATAATAGAATGGAAGAAGGAGCCTCTAGGCTCTTTGGTATTGTACAGAACATAACTCAACCTCGTGTTTACTTAGTGAGCACTGGTTATAGTGTACCTCTAGATGAGTTTGACTTTAGAGTCAAGCTGCACTTGGAAGGGGTACCTATAAAGAAGGGCAAGACAGCAGTATGGGCCAGGTTAGGCTGGAACCTGGATGTCAATGAACATCCAGTATACATACCCTGTGTACCTGCTTTGGCCTCAGAAATTGAGGCTGGTGAAATACCGTTGCAGAAGTTAGCAATTGAAAATATGGTAGCTGAAAGTAATGGTATGCGGAGGACATCGTTTTCTGATGAGACTCCGATTTTTGCGAATAGAATGGGAAAATATCTTGCTGATCAAGTGAATACACTTGATGGGATACAAAGTGCTAATCAATCTGAAACAAGTTCGTTGAACGAAAGTGAATCAGAGAAAGGTAGTGCAAGTCAGCCAGAGATCTCTTTTTCCGGACCAATACCGCAGAAAGCCCCGAACCCTATTACTAGGATCTGATGTCGGGGAATAAGAAACAAATGCCAGCTTCGGTGCAGTTTCAACAGACACTGTACCAACAAAAGTTGGCGCGTGCTCGGGTCGTTAAACGACCCGGACTTCTTGCGTATAATGAAGTCACTAATCCAGCGACGGGTGAACCCTTCGCTGGTGTGGATCTCGCTTCAAAGATGAAGCGTTTAAATGCTTGGCTCAAGTCCAATGATAAGGACTATTGGGACCAGCATTTCGCAGTTCAGGCTAATAGACCTGCTGCGAAGGTGGTTCGTAAATCACCGCAAGGAGCTCCTGGTCCTTCCACCTCCTCTACCACTCGGGTTTTGCCTGAGGGAGAGGTTGTGAGGAAGTACTGGGAAGTGATACCTGGGAAGACTCGCATGGACGAAGTCTTTGGCAAACCCACCGATGACGGTGAGGTTAGCTACTTCGCTGAATTGGATTTCTCCAAATTCAGCTTGGAGAAACCAATTTCTCAAATTGTTCTTGAGATATTGGTAGACTGCAAAACAACCGACGAAATCGTCGGTCATGTTGCGGTGGTTGAAGTTGATTCAACTGATCAAACCATATCAGATGGTTTGATATTCGGATCCCGCTACGGGTCAGCTGAGCTGACATCAGGGCGGAAATTTCTGAAATTATCCGTCCCAGAGGGGTCGACTTTAGAGTCGGCCACCTGTGGGAAGAGGGTAATCGTCAAAAGGAAAACCTGCGATCAGCAGGTTTTCTTACGGCGCTGGGTAGAATACACTGTACAGTGTACGAACCCAGAGTTTTCCACTGGGAAAGTGGTTAAACTCGCTCATCTTGATTGATGAGCATTGAGAGCTTTTCTCATGAACTCTTAATGAGTTCCGCTATCTGGACTATTGTCCAGATGGTTGCCAAAGGCAACCCCC